GTGGCCAGGACAAGGGTTGCACTTGTGAATATTGTTGTGTTTTACACATATTATAGTTTCGGCTATACTATGTGGTAACAATACGACTACTGAGTACACCCGGCCTGTGAGGTGAGGACTCACGAAATGAATTATTATTTTACATTGGATGTTGTGCTAATTAAGGCTGAAAGTCAGGATTATCCCAATCCTTCCCAAAGTACCCCGACATCATATCCATTTCCTCCTGCCAGTAACGGTCAGTAGGATCAAATTCTTCTGAATTCATATAATCCAGCATTTCTAATCGGGCATCTTGCATTTCTTTGGCTAATTGTCTCTCATACTCTTCTGCAATTTCTCTTAACTTTATCTCTTCCTCATCTTCCTCATGAAAATAAGGTCCGTCCTCATCATCATCCTGATTTGAGACTGCAGTTCCTGATCTCCCTTTTCTTCTCTCTTGAGCTAGACTAAGCCTAATTTCTTGCTTTCTTTTAAAATCCTTAGCACGTTGTTGCATTCTTTTTAATTTTATTACTCGACGATCCCAGTCAGGTTGTCTTTGACCTGAAGCTTTTGGATAATTGGGTTGTATTGTTATGTTTGTCTTAACATCTAAAGATACTGGTTGTTTCCCCTCTTGGGCCTCAGATTCATCAGCCCAACTCATTATGAGTGGACCTTCTATACTGTCTCTTCTAGCACTAGCTACTACTTCTACTGGTTCTTGATTTTTGTGCAATTTCGAGTAGATATTCATAAAATACTCCGCCACAGGAAAGGGTTTTGGTGCCCCATCCGGATGGAAAAATATATTCATGAATTCTTCTTCCCCTTTATCCACAATATCCCTATCTAGAACTATATACTCCAACAAAGCTGTTTTACTAGGATGACAATTTAAAGCAATAGCAGTGTCCCAGGCTTTTGTAAAAGCTGCCATGCAGTATGGAAATCTCCATCCACCTGAAACAGCTAACCCAGCTCCTCTTATAGCTCTGAGTCTAACTTTTTCAGCATGGGTTTTTGGAGTTACCGCTGGATATACAAAAGAAGCTGCAATCTTCTCTGGTTTGGCTATTGGATACCATTCATTGTTGATGTTCTCAAAAGAGTATCCCAAAATTGGACCTTCTATTACTGTTTTAGTAATTCCAAAGTCCGCATTTCCCAACTCCTCAACAATTTCTGTGCCTGGTTTTACACTAAAACCAAACTCACTGCACACCTCCATATACCTCACTACATGTCTGTTTACATCAGCTAAGTCTTTACAATTTTTAAAAATTCCGTCATGTATACATTTTGTACCTACACATGCTGTACCAAACTCATCTAAATAAGAAGTTCCTGGTATACCACTATGTATACCCTGTGGAGGAATTCCTACCCACTGTTTAGCATACAGAACTGGACCTTTAACCGCCAGTACTCTATATAATTGTAAGACTCGCAGCCATTGCTTGTCAATTTTATCTTTAGCATTATACTGTACATACTGCATAAAACTATCAACTAACCAATCCTTGATACTCATATCCATGAATTCTATATCTGGTTTAAAAAGATATAAATTTCCGTCGACATCTTTGATAGCTATAGCTGCATCATCAGCATAATATACAAATTTTGCTTCACCTGGTTGTAAATCAAATAAATAGTCAAAAAGTTTTCCCGCACCCCCATTAGCCCAGGAGTGGCCTATTAAATTCATAGTAGGTCCATCCTCTAACTTCCGAATACCCTGGGAAAACCAATCAAATAATATTGAAAACATACAAGCTAGCCCACCTGGGTAAACATAATATGGCCTGGCTTTAGAGTTTAATTTCTCCCTCTCTATTACCTCATATTTGTTTTTAATGATACACGTTGTGTATATCAAACCCCCATCTTTCCCTTGTTTCTGGAGCCAACTGTTAAATTCGGTAGCTGATAATGACAATTTCTTGAAAATGATGTTCATGTCACGAAACATGGACTCACTCCCTGAAACTGTAGAACCATCCAATCTAGTGATCTCATCCTTTTTCTTTTTATCTGGATAAGGCAGGCCATATGCTGCGGCTAAATTGGGACTAAATTTACTATTGTCAGGAATTTCATCTGATGAGAGTCTCCACTGAGGTTCAAAAGGTAAATTTTCACTCAGTAACTTTAACCATGCTGTACCCATTAAAAATTTAGGTTTTGGCACGTCCGGATTCTTTGTTAATCCAGACCTCAATCTCGTGTACAAGGCTTGCAACGAACCTGTAGTACACATTCTAGTGTTGGCATAATCCATACACATTTTCAATTCCTTACTCCATTTATCTCTTCCATCCTCTAAGAATGCCCAAGCTTCTCTATCTACTTGGCCAACTAAAAATAGTAACGCATTTGTGTAAACTGCTGATGTGTTATTAGGGTCCCTCACATCATTAATTGATGTTGTCAGCCTAATACCACTTGCTACTAATGGACTAACTATGTCCTTGGGTAACGGACCTAGCGCCGGAAATGATTGAAACTTAATCATATCACGAACTCCTGAGGAATCAGATGTGTCTTCTCCCTTGCGCATTGCATCAATGAGATTAAACAAATCCTGGTCAGCAGCAGTCATTTCTGATTTTGGTTTACTAAAAGTTGCAAACATTTTTCCGAACGGAACACCCAAAGTTTTTGAAGCAAAGTTAGCGTTAGAACCAGCAGACATATTGATTTACTGAAGACCTGAAAGGCATTGTTGTAGTTTTTACGAGGATGCACGTAAACTACGACTCCTCTTTGGTTAATTAAAACAGACACACATTTTTATTTGTGTATTCTTCCATATTACTACCTAATCTCAATCCTTGCTTGGTTCTACCCAAGGTCAGATTGAAACTAGAAAGCTTTAAGGTACACTTTATTATTTATTCAATTACAAAAGCATTAACAGATCAGAAGCTTTTTCAACAGTTGTGAGACCATTAAAAATCTCTGACCCGAAATCCATTAAGTTGGCGAAGAATGAGTCTGTATTGTGAACATTCTCATTCAATGTTACTGCACCAGCTTCAGGTCCATATGGACCCTGAATTCCAGGTTGTACTTGAACAGTTGTGGTATTCGTTTGAGCAGGAAACCCCTCACAATGGACAATGACCTCAAACAAATAAGCAGTTGAAGGAGGAAAACCGGATAGAGTAACTACCAGATTTGCACCTAAAGCATCTCGACTAGCCAATCTTTGCGCACTAGTCTTAAATTCAAAATCATCAAGATCTTCTGGAGTAAGTGTTAACACATATCCACTAGAATTACTGGATGTTGGTACATATCGCATACCAGCATAAGCTGTTAGTGTAGCTGTTGAATGCGTTGTAGCAACTGTACTACCATTGGGCCTTAAGATATCACCTGATAGTAGTCCAGGAGCTGCTGTTTCAGCAAGCAATGGCTTGACTAAAAGTTGTGCTGATAGAATTCTAAATTGACCATAAGAGTTAGCCAATGAAGCTTGATTGTTTGCTGCGTAGCCGAATAATGATGCTGCTGATGCAACCGCAGCAGTATTATAACAAACAAAGTTTATTGCTCTGTCTGTCCCGGATGTTGATGCGTCTAATATTCTAGCCGGCATAACACTAATGAAACCCGTACCATCAGCATTACAACTCGCTGTCGCTTGAAGGTAAGTAGAGAACATCTCGGTGGGTTCAAATGTGCCAATACCCAATCGTACTGGTGCATAATGAAAGGGGTCCATCATAGATCGTGCGTGATGTTTAGCAATGTGGTTTCCATTGTGCACTCTATGCCCCGGAGATTTCTTCTGAGCTACTGTTCCCGACGAACTGGTTTTATTACTACGTTGTTTATTTTTAGGTTTATTTTTCTCTTTTGCTTTCTTACCACCTTTGCGTGGTGCTCCACCCTTGAGTGGAGAGATTAAATCTATTTTACAAAAATTAGTGATTTCAGGATCACAAAATAACTTTATACAATTATGTACATTGGACCCATACAAATTTATCAATTGGGACAATTTTCCCGCAAAAACATATTTACCTTCATCTTCATCAAAAACTGACATTTTATACAAGGAAGCAGAACACTCTACAATTTCGTCCCACGTAGTAGCACAATTGGTTTTTATGATATCTACTGGGGTTCGATAAAGCAGCGATATAAACGCTTCAAAACAATTTTTATTTTCACAATAAGTAGAACATAAATTCGATGAGGTCTGGACATTTAACATTATGGTATTGAACACTTCTTTTGGCCTTTGTTTGACCAAAGACATGGGCCAATTTTATTTACATAGACGGACA